CCCAAAAATAATTGCTAATGCAAAAACAAAAACATAAATTGCGTTAGTCATGTACGTTTTCTCCATCAATAGTTTTTACAGAACCAAAATTGAAACTTCGCCATGCGCCAATGTCCGTATCGAAAACACGAATCTGATCACTTTCAGATTTAATCGTGCTCTTTGGATGTTGATCTTCAGGAATGTTCTCTAGTTTCAGAGTACAATTCATCAGTCGTTCGGAGCCATCAGCCTTAGTGAATTCAACATTCACAACAGATTGTTTCAGTCGATCAACAAGATCTTCACGCGTAATAGTCATAATCACCTCAGAGCATGTTAAGAAAAACTTGAATAGGAAGAACGATTGTAAGCATAGTAAAGACAAAAAGCATCCAAACTACACCAGCGATCGCACCAAGAATTTTAAGAATAGTGGCCATAATTAATACTCGTGTGTCGTTAAAAAAACTTTAGGGCGCATACCCAAAGCGTTAAACACCCTGATTTCCATAACGCGAATTTCACTCACGATTTGTTCCATATCAATAGGCACAAATGTTTCGCATTTTGTGCATTTTACAATGAGGCCGACGAGACAGTCGTCAAATTCGGCGTCAAAGTATGGCTGGATTAGCGAAAGATCATTCGACTCGCATAGAGTGTCCATTTCATCCCGTGAAAGATTTAGATCAGCACACGGAATCCCGACGACAATTTTAGCCAAATGGTCAACGCTCATCGTTTCTCCTTATGTTGTTTTTGATTTGTTGGATGAAGAATCCATTTCTCTCCCAGAGACTTAATGGCGGCCTCGAGCTTTTGCCGATAATATCGATTGAGCTGTTTCCATTCTTCGGTTTCTTCAATACGCTTCAGAATTTCAATATCCATGATTAACCCATAGTGTATTCAATGAACTTAATTTTTGCTTCTTTGATTGCAATAGAACAGACGGGGCAGGGGCAGGCATCTTTTGGATTGCCCCGAGAGTCATACCTCTCAATCTTGATCTTGTGGATCGGCTTACCCCTAGCCCTAATAATCGCGAGGACTTCAGCATGAAGAACTTGTCGATATTCTTGATCAGCCTTCCTAGCGTACTCCAGTTGAATCGGATGAGTCTTCGCATAATCGTTATATGCAACGGAAATGATCCGCCCACGACGATCGTACGTTGTCGCTTTGATACTATATCGTTTTTTCACGTTCGGGTGGTCCACTTATTGATCAAGTAATCAACATATGCATGAGCTTCTTTTTCGGAGAGAACAACTAATGTATAATCTTTACATAAGTCGTGTGGAAAAATACTCACATGGTATAAACCATTGCGACGCAAAATGCCTAGCACCCAAAAATCTTGAGTATCGGGATAAAATCCCCATTCGGAACGGATGAAAATATTAGGCTCCATATACACCTCTCGATGTTGATGGAGCCTATTATATCAAGTCTAATGGAAAAGTAAACTAAATTTTGTCGTTGAGTTTTTCCTTACCACGACTATACGCCGAAATGCCAATCGCTGCGCCCATTGCCATGTGATATAATCCCGCACCATGAAGCGTGATCGGAGTCCATGCTGTATCGACTGTACCACTAAAGTATGCCTGAAGAATACTCCACGCAATCGGGAACAGAATGAAGTCGAACACACATGTTATCAGATACACCCAGGCTATAGCCGGTCTCCAATACGTCTTCAACCATGGCTGCTCTTGTCGATTTGCTGATGAAGCTATAGCATCCGCAAAAGCTTTTGCTGGAACATCTGTTGCACGAGAATTGGAATCATAATCTATGTCAGATCTGGATTCTATCTCTGGTTCAAATGAATTATAATCATCCAGCTTTGGCATTCGATTTCTCTAAAAGAGCTAGAACCTTTTTGTACTTGTCAACCCGATCAGCTAAACCGATTAAACCACCATTGATTCGTCTAGTCAACGTTGTCATGTCACCAGTATCTGCTATAGCATTTAGATTATTTGATGCCCAATAGAAACAAGCGGACTCAACGGCGCCTTCAACGGTTTCACAATACTGAATTGTTTCTTCTAGAGACCTTTTGATATGTTGAGCTAATTTTGTATAGTTTGCCTTTCCGGTGGTCTGGATCAACCCCCGGCCGCGATATCGCCACCCGTCACCCGAGACTTCATCGCCGTTGCCCATTCGATTTGCATAGACTTTGTTGGCAATCTTTTCTGGTTGTCTGGCATATGCAGCTGCAGTGGTTTGATTGAATCTAGCCGGCCAGGTTTTCATCAGGCCTTGAGCCGAGTAATTCAAATTTTCTCGCACGGCCGTGAACCCAGCAGACTCATGTGCAGTTTGTGCTAAAAATGCCGCCAGACGCTTTGGCGTTACTATATCATACTTGGGTAGAATTGTGTTCATCGCTTCAACCCAAATGTCAATATTTTTATTAGTTGGCGCCAGAACGCTCAGAATGTCTCTGGTTACCATTTTATCTCCTCGTAATAGGTCTATGTGGTCGTGATCTCCAAAAGTCTCCGGCGTCCTCTGGTTCATTCTGGGTGGTGTTTGATGACTCTTGATTGAATTTTGTTGTGCGTTCTGAGTCAAAGATGGGTTCTGGAGCCCCATCCAATTTCGTAACCAATTCAGCATTTTGTTCAATCTCCTGCTCTTCGAGTTCTAATTGTTCGACCTGCGTTTCCTCAACCTTTGGTTCTTCAAGCATTGACTCTTGTTTTGCTTTTGGAATTTCCAGTTTTGGTTCTTCAATCGGCAAACCAAACTCTTTTGACAAATTTGATTTTACAAGGTTTACATCATTTGTTATAATAGTTCTCTGGACAAATCCATTAAAGATTCTAGAATCTTCTAGATTAGATACAGTATTAGGTTTAGGTTTAAGATTACTAATAGGTTGTGGAATAGATTGAACCAAACCTAAACCAGACTCCGATACCGATTCAGATCTATGTCTCATTGACCAGTTAGCAGCAATAAGCATAACAACAGCTAATGGATCAAAGACCCCAACAATAAGAAGAATAACCCATCTGATAGCTTTTTCCAGTAGATTCTCATCAGGATTCTCCCCGTAGATCAAAGCTGCGATATACTTGATTGGTCCAACTTCAGCCTCAAGTTGCCGATTCTGAGTTTTATATGGGATTAACTCCTCTCGAAGTTCGTTGATCCTAGATTGAGACTCTTCTATGGATTGAATCAACACTGATCTTTCTTTATCTTGTTGTTTTCTAATAGTGATTGATCGATTGATTGCCGAAGTCGATGTTGATCGACCAATCATTTCATTTACTTGAGTATCAAGCTGAGCTAAAGTGGTCTTAGCTGAATCAATCTTGGTCTGCTCAAGTTGAATCTTTTGCTCCAACATTTCGATCTTAGCCAAAACATCACCAGAGTTCATGGATTGATCGGCATGACTCTTGGACAAAAATCCAAATATACCCATTGACGTAAGGAACATTAGCACCAGAAGTGCTCCAGTGAGGTATGTCTTCATTAGAAACGGGATTTCTTTCCAGTTTCGATAGAGCCATGATGCGACAACTAGCTTAGATACCTCAAGTGTTGCACCCATGATAACGATGGGAATTTTAGCCGCAGCAAAGATAGCTGTTAGACCAATGATTGAATACCACGCCGCTGATGCAGAAAGTGCTAGCGCGCAAAAGAACATTAAAAACGTCATACTGAATCATCCTTTGTTTTTGATTAGTTGTTTTAGATGACTTCGATTAATTCTTCCTCCGACATACTCATTATAATATAAGTGTGGGTATAATAAAGCGTCGTGGATAACTTGTTCGCGCATTTCAAGATAGTTCATCTCACCCTTTGATGAACATAGATGCAGAATCTCCCTAGTAAAGTTCTCTTCGCCCAGTTTTATCACATCCGCTTTGAGTTCATTTGATGATGACCAGTATTGCTTCCAGTCAGAGGGAGCTTTTTCTCTTTTCTTCTTTCCCTTGACGGTTCTGGTCTTAGTGAACCAGAATTTCTTCTGGCCAAAGTAGATCCTACCGTCTAGAAGATTGGTGATTTTATAGACGAAGCCAAGCGATGTTCCAATCTGTTCATCTGAGAATGGTTGATCTTTGTAGATCCACATATGAAAATAGCCTAGGTTGAATGCCTAGGCTATTTATCATTTTTGGTGATGCTATCACTTAAACCATTTCATTGGATTCCAAGAACTTTGGTTCCACATCTGGTTGAAGAAATCATCTGACGAGTAATCCCGCGGTTGAATACAACCATCAACGTGTTCTTCTTGTTCACCAATCGTTTCGGTGGAGCCATCAGAATAATGAATCACCACTTTCTTAATCGTAACTTCTTCCATTTTCATCATCCTCTTCATAATCATCTACACGGCTAATATCAGCCCCACATGTCGGACAATACGCAATTGAATCAACATCGGCATCAGGGCCTTTCAAAATAATCTTACCAAACGACATACAGGATTGACATTCAAAAAGTCTTGATGCCATAAGTTTACCTCTTTTTAGTTATTGTCCCCACATGAATGGGCTCGGGGAATTTAGCCATAATCCAAGCCAGACTACGATCAATCAAGCCCGGCTTAACTGGTGTATTTATTGGGCTTCTTGGGGGTTCGCCGATTTCGAAGGCCTTCCCCGCGGCCGCCCTGGCTTTTTTACTTCAGCGATCTCCTCTTTCAGCTCTTCGGAGGATAGCTGAGGAATGAAACCAGCATCGGCAACGGCTTTACGAGTAATATTGGGATAAAGATCGGTCAGCTTTTGATCTTTAATCGCAATGACGATCTTGGCTTCATTTGGATGCACCGCTTCAAGTAGTTGAATGAATAGACTCTCTCGCTTATTTGCGGTAAGATCCTTTCGACAGAATAGATCAAACTTACGAATTTCCGATTTGAAATTCACATGACCGACTCCTTGAGGGGCTGGATCTGGTCGGAAAGGGGGTTCTCCGTCTGGAAGAAGGAATTTGCCCTCTGCAGTAAACGCATGATAAAACATCTTACCAAGCGGACCGCCATTGCCAGATTTCTTGTATTCTGTTTGGAATAGACTAACATCTTTGTTAATCTCATCCAGAACTTCTGTGATGAATTTTTCAGCCATTACTTGCTCCATTTAATAAACGACAATTTAAAACAAAATTTTCAACGATCAACTTCAGAATGACCGATAGCATAATCTTTTCAGAGTCACCCATTTCTTTCCACGTTTGATACTGTTCAAGAACAGAAGTTGCAATCATCATGTATGTATCACACTCGGAGATTGACAGAAGACCCCAATCAATGGGATCCTCTGTTTCGACGCTCTGAGCTAGATCAATTAGCTCATTGATATTCATCTTAGAAAACCACCTCGCAGGCCGAACCACTACACCCCTGTGCAACAAGGCTATCCGCATCAACAAACACTTTTTCTTGGAGCTCATTGGCAAAGTTGATATCAACAATGGTCTTCTGAATATTATTCCACTTATGAAGATTATAACAATCCTTGAGACAGAATGTCATCTTAGTCATGTCGCCGTCAAAGTAATTATCAGCAAACTTCTTAGCTCGACGAACCCAATCACGCTTCAGAACATCTTCAGAATCTTCGGATAGGGTTAGACCAAAGCCCATGGCTGTATCACATGCAATCCAAAGATTCTGATTAAATGCGTGAAGTGCTTCAACAACTAGACCTGATGCAAACAAAGCACCCTCACCATACATTTCTAGAATCTGATTGGCGTCAAATACTTCAGTAAATGGCGCTTGAACATACGCTCGATCACCATATGAACTTAGTAGAGAAATACCGGCAAACCACTCACGGTTCTGATAGATGTATTCTTCAACTTCATTCCAATCATCAACGGTGATGGTATTACTAACATTATGACGAAGTCTGGAATCTCGGCAAAGTTCTACGTTGGTACCAGCTTCAATCCAGTTCTGTTGGGCAAGTTTAACATATTCCAGTTGCTTAACACCCATCAAATCTTTTTTGTAGATAGAACCATCCTTTGTAACAATCGGGAAGGCCACAACGACATCGGTGCCATTTGCAGACCAAACAGAACGTTCAACCATTTTAGGATTAACTTTTTCTAGCAGTTGGGCTACTTCATCCATGCGGTTCATCTGAACGTGGCGGAAATACCTAGGGGCGTGTTCGCCGTGGATACCAGATGCTGTACCAAGCAAAACGGATGCATTTCCGCTAGGTTTGAC